TGATTATAGTTTTATTTAAGAATACCTTGCCGCATATTTTTTACTCCTTTTCTGGAATGAAGCTATTATATCACATCAGTTTTAGGAAAGCAAGTACTTAAAAGAAATTTTTCTTCCCCTTATATGTAACAATCATACCGGCTTCCTGGTGTTCAGAATGGTTTCTGCTGTCTGCTGTGGTGTTTGATTGGAATTGTCCAGCCAAAAGCCGATCCGTGGTGTTGTCTGCATAAATGTATCGTATAAGGTTTCAACCGTAAAGCCGGAATAGCCTGTTTTCTCCCTGTATCGTTCCCTTTCTTTTATTGTTTCCACATCTGGACAAAGAACGACAACCTCAACAGGGTATTTATGCAGATAATTTATCATTCGGTTTAATTCATCACCGTAGTAGTTATCTTGGATCACTACAGAAAAGCCGTTGTCAAAGTATGACCTTGCCGCATCAGCAGTCAATTTGTATCGAAGGTACAGCTGGCGGACTGCTTCCGCTGATGGGGTAGCTGACATATTTTCTCTGCCTGAAATAATCATTTTTCGGAACACATCACCACGAAGATGGACGCATTTTTCTATTGATTTTGCCAGTAAATCGGAAACTGTAGATTTTCCAGAAGCCATTAAGCCTGTAATGAGATAAATTTTTTGTTTCATTTCACTTCCTCCGGCACAAAAAATATGTACATGTAACTAATTCAACACATTTATAATTTGAATAGGGACATTATAGCATTTACTAAATACAAATTCAATGTATACGGAAAGAAAGATATAAGGAGTGGGAGGGATTCCGCCGTAGTCGGCATTGTAGGAAAATCCAAAAGTTTAGATTTTCCCACAATGCTTATCTTTTGGTCTTTGGTTCGGAATAGTGTAGTGCTGGCGGTCTATCTCTTGTTTTCGGTTGCTTGCTTCCTTACCGTACATGAGCATTGGCGCCGGGATTATCGTTGCCATACCCTTCCAGCAGGTTGATGACACCCCAGATGCCCAGACCCGCGCCAAGGGCAATCACAAGCGTTTGCAGTACCGTCACTGCGGACGAGAAAAATGCCATAGAAATATACCTCCATATTCATATATTGGGATTAGAAAAGGCCGCCTGCTTCGGCCGCCTGCTGTTGAACTTCCTCTGCCCATTCATCCAGAAGCGCTTCCTCTTCCTCGGACGTGCCGCTGACCTCGACTTCGACAGCGTCAAATTCTTCTTCCAGCCGCAGTTTCAGCTGATGCGACAAGTATTTTTCGATATGGAAAGCGTTCTTTGGTTGAAAATCAGACAGATATTTGTAGTTCGGGTGTTTGGTAATGTCGTATTTTTCGGATAAAAACGGGCGCACACCGCGCAATTGGAGGATGCACTTGCCGCCATCCATAACGGCTAATTCGTCCATCGTCATCAGCGATTTTCCGAGCTTCTGGTAGTTCAGAGAGTGCGATACCTCGCGCCCGCGGCTTTCACCGGTGTTGAATGTGTCGATTGTTTCTTTCCCAAGCAGTTCCTCCATTTCTTTCGCGTCGTCTTTTCCTTGCCGCCCAGAAAGAGCAGCGTATCGCAGTTGCCGACGATTGTATCAGCACTGTCCTTGTAAATCGCTTTGAGCTGAGACTGCGCCTGAAGCACAATGCATGCCGAAATTTCTCGGCTTCGGATGGTCGCAATCAAGCGCTCAAAGTTCGGGATTTGCCCAATGTTGGCGAACTCATCCAGCAGGCAGCGCACATGGACAGGCAGTCTGCCGCCATACACATCATCCGCTTTTTCGCAAAGCAAGTTGAACATCTGCGAATACGCCAGACTAATCAGAAAATTGAAACTGGCATCCGTGTCGGACATGATGAGGAAGAGTGCAGTCCGCTTATCTCCCAGCGTATCAAGGTGAAGTTCGTCATAAGCCGTAATTTCCCGCAGTTCCTGAATATCGAACACCGCAAGCCGTGCGCCGCAGCTCACCAGAATCGACTTGGCGGTCTTGCCGGCAGCCATCCGGTATTTGGCATATTGCCGCACTGCAAAGTGTTCCGGCTTTTCCGCTTTCAGCTTTTCAAACATCAGGTCAACAGGATTTCGGTATTCCTCGTCCTCCTCGCGAACTTCCATGCTGTTCAGCATGTCAATCAGCGTCGTAAAATTCTGCGCCGCGGGCGGAAGTTCGTAGTGGATGTAGCCAATCAGCGCCATATAGAGCAGCGTTTCCGCCTTGACCCAGTAGTCGTCGCCGCCTTTGCCCTCTCCCTTTGTGTTTGCTATGAGCGCCGTCACCAGCTTCAAAATGTCTTTTTCGCTTCGGATATACGCAAACGGGTTGTAGTGCATGGACTTTTGGAAACTGATAACATTGAAAACCCGCACGTCATATCCGGCAGCAGCAAGCATCTTTCCGCACTCCGTAATCAGCGTCCCCTTGGGGTCAGTAATCACAAGAGAGCACCCCTTCGTTTTGGTACACTGCATGATGTTCGGCTTGATGAAAAAGCGTGTTTTGCCGCTGCCGGAACCGCCGATGACAAGCACGTTCTTGTTCCGCGCGTTTTTGGGATTCGCCGGGCGGCTGCTCATGGTCAGGCGCTCCGTCTGGGTCAGGATGATGTTGTTCCACGGGTCAGCGTCCATGAACGGCGCAATGTCGCTTGGCTTTCCCCAGCGGGCAGCGCCGTATTCTTCGCCGTGCCGATACTTCTTGGCATTCCTGCGTTTTGCATGTACCAGCAGGCACAGTGCGCATCCGCACAGAAACCCAATCAGCAGGTCAAGGGGCACAAAGCCGGACAGTCCGTTTCGGAACGCCATTGCCACGCCATCCCGCAGGTGCAGGAATTTCGCGGAAAAATCCGTCCCGGCTGACAGCCGCCATGCTTCACTCAGCTTCGCCGCGGCAAGTCCAATAACCCCGTAGGGCAGATGCAGCAGCAGGCGTTTTTTCCATGCGTCGGCGTTCATCTTTCCCTCCCTTTCTGCCTGCTGCGCTCCTTCTGTTTGCTGGGGGATGCCGTATCCAGCTGAGGCTGAACATTCCGCTGCGCCTTCCGCTTCGCCAGAAAATCCATTGCATACGCGCGCATTGCCTGATCAATGGCTGCACGGTCGCGTGCTTTGAAGAACACCAGATAGCGCGTTTTTCCGCTGTCGGAAGTGCCTTTATGAATGGCATAATCCACCCCATATTGACGGGCGTATCGTTCAAACGCCTTCACCTCCTGCCGGTCAGCCAGCGCAGTCTGCTCAACGCCCTGATTCTGCCCGATGAGCTGCTTCACGCTCTGCCTGCCCTGCGGTTTCGCCTGATGATGCTCCTTGGCTTTGTTCCATCCGAGTTTCAGCGCTTTCGCGAACGCCGTCGCCAATGTTCTTTCAGTGAATTTGCTGGTATTGATGATGAGGGAGAGCGTTTTGTTTTCGATTTCTTCCTGCATGGGAAGCCTCCGTCATGAAAAAGTGCAGCGCGCCGCCCAAGGCGGGACTTCCAAGCGGCGCAGGAACAGCTTTTGATGATACACCATTCGCTTACGCCTTTCGCCGTCTGCGCATCAGCAGCATCGTGCCGCTTATCAGCATCAGGGCAATGCCGATAAGCATCACCCCCGATGCCGCCAGCTGCACGCCGGTCTGAATCGTCGTGTAGTTGACCCACTGCGGCATTTCTTCGGGAATCTTGTAGTGCTCGTCAATGACCAGCTTCCGGACATCGCCGCTTAGGGTGTAGCCTTTCAGCGTTTCGGTTTCCTGCAAATAATAAGTGCCGTTCTGCAAGTGTTCGGCGCGGACAATGCCGTTCTCATCGGATTCCAGCGTTTGCAGGAGATTGCCGTCCGCATCCCGCAGGGCAAATTTCACGCCTTGCAGCGGTTTGCCATCAGCATCGACTTTGATGAACGCATAATAATCAGGGATGTTTACCAGCAGCACCGGCGCTGTTCCCGACCAGCTGTCATCCACTTGGAAGCAATAGTCCGCCATGCGGCTGTAACCGCTGGGGGCAGCCGCTTCATGGACAGTCCACACGCCATAATCAAATGCTGTAAAGGCAAACGCACCGTTTTCGTCGCTGACAGCCGTTTCTGCCACAGCGCCCGTTTCCGCGTTGATGAGCTTAAAGAGAATGCCTGCCATCGGCGTTCCGGCTGTATCCACCTTGATAAACTGGATTTTCTTCTGCTGATTCACCGCCGTCGCTATCGGTTCTTCCGCATTCGTCCAGTTCGGCGTTACCGTCACCGAAATTGTGCTGCGGTTCAGCAGATACCCATCCGGCGCGGACGTTTCACAAATGGTGTACTGCCCCTGCGGAACGAAGCGGAAGCGCACCAGCCCGTCTGCATCCGAAACAGCCGATGCCGTTTCGCATCCATCCGCATCCAGCAGCACAAACTGCGCCCCTGCCAGTGCCTTTCCATCCGCATCGGTCTTTTGGAGCAGAATCTCGGCGGGATGGTTGATGGAAGAAACCGTAGCGGAAACAATCGGCGTTTCCTGATCCGACGCCTGAATTTCTACGGTGTACGTCGTCAAATCCAGCACATACCCGGACGGAGCGCTGACTTCCTTGACCGTGTATTTGCCCAGCGGCAGCAGCGGACTTTTCTCCACGCCTTCGCCGCTGGTGGTCATCGTGGCGACCAGCTCGCCGCATGAATACCACTGTGTGCCGTCTTGCCCGACAATGTCCTCCGCCGCCCGAATTTCAAATACCGCGCCTTTCAAATACCCCTGTTCACCCGTCGTCTGCATCTGCCCGGTCTTTTCCAGCAGAATCTGCCCCTTGATAGGCGTATTGCGGATGCTGACGTTCTGAATGGGTACGTCCTCCGCCAGCGATGCCATCGGCAGACAGAAGAGCAGCAATGCCGCCAGCAGCATAGGCAGGATGTTTCGTTTTGTGTTCATGGATGCCTCCCGTTTTCTGAAATGCAGCAGGGACACCAGCTGCCTGATGCCCCTGTTGAAGATTGTCTTGTCAGTCAGCATTGCCGGGAATCGAAACGGTAACGACACAGCCGCTGTCCAGATACCCGTCCGGCACGGTGGTTTCGCGGATTTCGTAGATGCCCCACGTCAGCACAGGCGTGACTGCCACCCCTTCCGCATCCGTGGTGATGACCGCCACAACCTCGCCGCACCCTTCCTTGCCATGCGAAGGCAAGCCGCTCACGCGGATGACCGTAAAGGTTGCGCCAGCCAGACCGCCGCCCGTTTCCGCGTCCGTCTTGACAATGCGAACCTGTCCCTGCATGGGGATATTCGTCACGCTGCGCTCCACGGTTTCGCCCATGACGACGGTCACTTTTTCGCTCCACAGGCTGTTCACATAGCCGACGGGCGCTTCATGCTCCTTGACCATGTAGTCGCCGACCAGCAAACTTTCGGACATTGCCACGCCGTCCTCGTTCGTCAGCATGTTGGACACCAAGTCGCCCGTGCTGCCATCCTCATTCAAGGCGTAGATGTCGAAGCGCACACCCGCAATGGGATGACCGTCCAGTGCATCCGTTTTGATGACCCGAATCCAGCCGGGCGCATCCTCATTAACCACCGTCGTCAGAATCTGAACGGGATTCTGATAAGTGCCGTCAATGCTCACCTGCCATTCTCCGGTGGACGGATGATAGCCGTAAGGCGCCTGAATTTCCCGGATGGTATAAGTGCCGTACCCCAGCTTCGAGAAGGTCAGATAACCGCTGTCATCGGAAGTCTGCTGCTGCACGAGCGTGTTGCTGGCATCGTAAATGCCGAACACAGCGCCGGGCAGCGGCTCGCCGTTCTCCTTGACCTTTTTCAGCTGAATCTTGTTGATTTCATCCCGGATTTCGGTTTCCCCGATGATTTTTCCTTCGCTTGTTACCGTGAAGGTTTTTACCGCCACATTCAGCGCATACCCCTCCGGCGCATAGGTTTCCTTGAACGTATACGATCCGGGAACAAGCGGAATGTCCGGCAGCTGACCGTTTTCATCCGTATACGCGCGGTAAATGTTGCTGCCCTGCGCATCGTACACTTCAATCAGCGCACCGGGCAGCGTTTCCTTGCCGGCAACGTCCCGCTTGGTAATCGTCACCGGCGTGTAAATCAGGCGATTCAGGATAGGCGCATCCAGCGTGATTGCGATTGCCTCCTCCGCTGCATCCATGTTTTCGGGTGTCAGCTGCACCGGGTACTGTTCGGTATTCAGCAGCCAGCCATCCGGCGCGGACAGTTCTTTGACATAATATGCGCCATGCGGATACATGCCGGAGAATGTCAAATTGCCCTTGGCATCCGTGATGCCAGTCGCCATCAGCGTATGGGCAGGCAGCTTCTGGCTGTCGCCGTAGGCAATCACCCCTGCATTGAACAAGCCGAACACGCAGCCTTCGCCGGGAACTGTCTCGATGGACGAGCGAATCATGCCGTCCGCCGTTTCATCCACTCGAATTGCTTCCTGCTGTTTGTGCAGCGTCACCCGAATCGGCAGATAGGTGTTGACCGCGGACACTTTCACTTCCACCACTGCCGTCTGCTTGCCTGCCGCCGTCAGCGTGAAGGGATACGGGGTATCATCCAGCAGATAGCCGTCCGGAGCGGAAACTTCCTGCAAGCAGTAGCTGCCCAGCGGCAGCAGTTTTGAGTTCACCGCGCCGTCTGCACTGGTGGTCAGTGTTTCCACCAGCTCTCCCTGCTTGTAGAAAACTGTCCCTTCCTTGCCGACAACATCCGCTGCGGCGCGGAGTTCAAACACAGCGCCCGTCAAATACCCCTGCTGATAAACAGGCTTCATAACGGTGTTGCCCCATTCGTCCTGCTCGTCCGTAAAGCGCACCAGCTGCAAGCCGGTCTTTTCCAGCGCCACGCTGCCGCGCACGGGCGTGTTGGTTACATTCACCGTGATGGTTTCTGCCGCTGCTGTCGGAACAGACAGGCTCAGCACCAGCAGCACCAGCGCAAGCACCCAGTGCATCCATTGCTTCATCCGCTTCATTTTTCTTCCTCCTGTTATTTGATTTGAACGATGGTCACAAAGTCCGTATCCACATAACCGTCAAGCGCATTGGTTTCCGCAATTCGATATTCTCCCCACGGAAGCGCTTCGGTCTGTGCGATGCCATCCGCATTCGTCGTAATTGTTGCGACAACCTTGCCAATGTTGGAAGCATTGTCCGATGCAGGCGCGGTCAATCTCATCACCGTGAACGTGACACCGGGCAGCGGTTTTCCCGTCATGCTGTCCGTCTTGATGACCCGGATGATGCCCATCATGCGCTCGTTGATGAACATGCACGCCGTGTCTGCCCCCGCCGTCACCATGATTTCCTGCGCCGAGACAACCGACAGCCGATACCCCTGCGGTGCGGTTTTCTCGCGAACCTGATAGCGTCCCGGTGCAATCCCGGAAAAAACGGCACGCCCCTGCGCATCCGTCACTGCTTCTGCCAGCACCGCGCCGGATTCATCCAGCAGCTCAAACACCGCGCCTTGCAGCAAAATGCCGTCCATGGACTGCTTGGTCACAAACACCGTGCCATACAGCAGTTCAAACGTGACAACGGCGGATTGCAGCGGGTATGGCGTTCCCTCTATCGGGACAAGCACTTTCTGGATGGAGGCGCTGGGGATTCCGACCAGAAAGCCTGCTTCTTCCGCGCTGAACGCGATTGATTCCATGTAAACGGAGAAGCTGCTTTTGTCCGACAAAATCCGGATGGTATCGCCGCTCTTGACATAGTAGTACGCTTCATCCGAACCGCCGCTGTTCCCCGTGATACTGCCCGCTGCCTTGGAAATCCGAATCAAATCCGCATCCGTCGTCAGCGTAACCGTACCGATATAGCCGCCGTCTGACGCTTGGATGCGCTGACCGCTGACGGTGATTTTCCCGGTGATTTTTGCGTGTGCAATCGCATTTTTCGCCAGCCAGCGGGCATAGGTCAAGTACACTTCCGGTGCGCCGCCGGAGAAGGCGTAGAAATTATCCATGTCCCAATAACTGCGGACGTACTGCGCGCCTTCCAGCTGCTTAATCACCTCGCGAATAGCAAACTGACCCGCGACACGGCTCCACACTTCGTTGTTTGCATCACTGCGATCCAGCACCATAAACGGGTAGGTGTGCCGAAGCACCCAGCCGATGGCGTGCATGGTCTGCGCCTTGAATCGCACCCCGTTCACGCCGCCGCCTTCTGCGGTGTTCACGAACGCCTCCATATCCAGCAGCGCATACGGGCCGGTTTCTGTTTTGTTCGCGCCCGACCCTTCGCCGGGGCCGGAAAGCGTATGCTCAAGGCAGTACACGGGGAAGTTTTCCAGATAGTGCGGTGTCGCATAAATCGTGCCGTGCGATGCCGATTTCGCCAGCTGTGGATACGCCGCGTCCCTGCCGGAACTTCCTTGCAGCCCCGACTGTCCCGCCTGAAAGCTGCCGATTTTGCCATGAATATTCTTCAGGCTGAATCCATCCGTTTCTGCGGTATACGTTTGCATTTCCCGGAGCAGGCGCAGCATTTCTTTGGGATACGCGAAGTCCGTTACCGTGCAAGCATCCGCATCCGTTTCGCCGGTTTCCGCTGCCATCACCCACACCGTTTCGTCAGCCGTCCACTTCATCTTGCCGCTGGGGAAAGAATCGCCGTACAGGAAGTGCACCTGATACCATGCCATCCCCGAAGCATCTTCCGCAGTATCTACTACCTTCACCGCAGCTGCTTTGACGAAATTGCCCTGATACTCGCTGGAAAAATACGCTTCGGACGCATCATCATCCACCGCAGAAAAGACGCGCGTGTCCGTACTGACGCTGATAAAATCGCCGAGACTTACAGGTGGCACCGTTTCGTCGATTTCTTCCGCGCTGCTAATTTCCGGATGTACCGAAGCATCCGGCGGTTCTGCGGCATCCGGCTGCTCCGAATCACCGCTTTCATCCGCTTCGGGCAGATTCGATTCTTGGTGCGGCGCGTCCTGCGAAGGTGCATCCGCGGGCGTTTCTTCTTCATCAGATGCTTCTTCCGGGCGGCTGCCATTGACCACGAACAATCGCTTTTGACCGAAGGTAGTCATTCCGTCGCAGGATGGCACGTCGGCGATGCCCGACACATCCGCATCCGTCAAATAGCGGGTATCCAGCGACGCTGCCGGTACAAAGCCGCAGATGGTCTGCTGCTCCGCATCCAGAAACCAGACCTGCACGGCTTGATGACCGCTGAAAAACGCCGTCGCCAGCAGAATGGACGCATCATCAGCCGCGGCATAAACAATGCGCTCCTGCGATTCTGCGCTGGCGTACACGCTGACTGCCCGCACCGTCCGGACGTAGACATACCCATGTTCTTCAATCGCCGCCTGCAAAGGATGACGGTCGTCCGACGAACTTTCCTCCTCCGAATTGGGGAGCATTTCGTCATGGGACGGCTCATCCGGCGCATCGGATGCGGATTCGTCAGGCGCTTCCTCCACGGGTGGAAGCGCCGGTTCTTCTGCCGGAAGCACAATGACTTCCGTTCCTGTGATGTCCGAGGGCGTGGCTGCTTCTTCTGCTGCCGCACAGAGCGGAATGCAGGTCAGCGCCAGCGCCGCAGACAGCATCAATGATGCAAATCGTTTCAATTTGGATTTCAATTTCATTTGCTTCTCCTATTCTTGAACCGCCAGCACAATCAGACGGCCGCTTGCCCCGCCAGCGCTGCGGTCGCAGGTTATCAGGGTCAGAATGTGGTCATCCGCACCAACTGCCGCGCCTGAATCATACAGTGCCTTGGCTCGTGCGCGGTCTACATACGCTTGAAACGCCTGTCCGCTGGCAAAATCAGCCGTCGCTGCATCCCAGTCACCAACCTGCATGTTGACGACGGCGAAAATCCGATAGGTGCGTTCGCCGTAAATCGTGTCCAGCTGAATGATGCTGTGCGCGGCGCAGTAGCCCGAATCCTTGTATTGCACAAGGCTGCTGAACATCGCGTCGCTATGGCTCAGGTGATGCCCGTAGATGGCAATGTTCCTGCTCGGTGTCTGATAATCCGCCGACGGCAGCGAGAACAGGCATCCCAGCTTGCTGTTTTCGCCGCTGAACAGGTGCGTCAGGTAGTAGTCTGTCCTGTTCGACCGCACAACCGGATAATCCACCGGCGTACCCGAAATGGTGAGCCATGCGGCAAAATCCGGATTCTGCGCAATGCATGCTTCTACATCGACACTGCGGGGATTTGCTGTCCGCTCTGCCTGTGCTGGCGCGGCAGTGTCGGAAGCAGCCGGGCGTACGGAGGGCGGCGCGGCAGCGGGCACAGCGGTTTTCTCTGCCTGCGGCACTTCCAGCAGCAGGGGCAGCACAGTCTGCACGGCGGCTGCCGCGGGGGATGGCGCATCCTCCACCAGTCCCGAAGCCTGTTGAGGGGGCTTAACCTCTGCGGACATGCGCGTGTATACACGGTCATCTTCTTCGACCTCCTTTATCTGCCCGAAAATTGGGCAAAGAAAAATCATGCTTCCGAACAGAAACATGACAATCAGCAGAATATCCACTTTTCGTTTCATGCGTCTTTATCGCTCCTGCGACATTTGCCGCTTCCTCATCCAGTAATCCAGCAGCTTGAAAATTACCTTTTCCATCTGCTCCGTCGTGTAGGAACGTGGAAAATACTTGGTCAGCTTTTCCTGCGGCAGCACGACAGACCCCTTGACAGGAACCGTCTGCTTGTTCTCCGTCATGATTTCCATGATGCCCTGTTCCGACAGCGTACCCTGTTTGCTTTCGCGCTTCATGCGCTGGGCTTGCGAGAGGGACGGTGTCTGCTGCGTGTTTTCCAAGGCGGTATCCAGCCACTGCTGTTCTTCCGGCTTCAAGTACGAAAGTTCCACGGCGGGGGTAAAGGCGAGTTTGCCAGCGTCCACCTTATCAATAAGCGGCGGCTCAAGGTTGTTCAGGCGAATGAAGCGTTGGACTTGCGATTTGCTTTCCCCGGCGTTTTCTGCTACTCTTTCGACAGCAACTCTTAACTTCTGCCCAACTTGGTCAGAAGTTAAGTCACGTCGTTCGCCCTGATGTTTTATTGCTTCCAGCTTCATTTGATACGCCTTAGCACGTTCGCTGGGCAGAATGTTCTCGCGTTGCAAATTGCTGTCCACCATAATGATGACAGCTTCATCATCGTCCAAATCGCGGACAATAGCAGGAATCTCATTCATCCCTGCCAGCTCACAGGCGCGCTTCCGCCGATGCCCGGACACAATTTCATACCCGCCATCCGCCATCGGTCGGGCGATAATCGGCACCAGCACCCCATATTCCTTCACGCTCTCCACCGTTTCCATCATCCGGTCATCATCCAGTACGCGGAATGGATGATCTTTGAAGGGATGCAGTTCGCTTAGCGCAAGGCGCTGAATCTGCTCCTGCTGGCGTGAGGCTTCCGTGGAGAAAATGTCATCGTAGGAGGTCAGACTTGGCTTTCTGCCGCTGCTTTTCAAGCTGAAGCACCTCCTTCGTGAGCGCACGATACGCCTGCGCCACCTTGCCGCCAGGGTCATACTCGAAAATACTCTTCCCGGTCAGGCTCGCTTCTGCCGCGCGGACGGAATGCGGAATCGCCGTCTCGAACACCTTGATTTTGCCGCCGTAAGTCTCCCGAATCAGCGTCGTGATTTCCTTGGCGTTGTTCGTGCGCCCATCCACCATCGTCATGAGGATACCGTCGATTTTCAGCTTAGGATTCATTTGCCTGCGTACCTTTGCAATGGTTTGCAGGAGCTGTTCCAGCCCCTTGGCGGACAGGTAATGCGCCTGCACCGGGATGATTATGCGGTCTGCCGCCGCCAGCGCATTGATGGTCAGCATCCCCAGCGACGGCATACAGTCGATGATGATGCAGTCGTAGTCCTGCCGATTGCGGGCAAGCACCTGCTTCAAGATGGTTTCGCGGCTCATTGCATTCACCAGCGACACTTCCGTTCCCGCCAGCGCGATGTTAGCGGGCAGCAGGTCAATTCCCTCCGGATGATGCAGTATGCCTTCGCCCGGCGCAATCGGGACATCGTTCATGACCTTGGTCATCAGGTCTGCGATTGTGGGCGCAAGCTGATCCGGCTGCTGATTGCCGAGGCTGATGGTCATGCTGCCCTGCGGGTCAGTGTCCACCAGCAGCACCTTTTTTCCTTCCCGTGCCATTGCTGCACCTATGTTGATGCAGCTGGTCGTTTTCGCTACCCCTCCTTTCTGATTTACAGTTGCAAGCACCGTGGGGATGATTTGCCCCGCCTCCTTTCATTTGCCTTGATAAAGAAAAGCACCGACGATTTTCCGTCGATGCTTTCCTCCACCTTTGACAGCTTATATTATAGCACAACTTTTTTTCTCAAACTTTCTCAAACTTTCTCAAACCTTCTCAAAGCTTCTCAAACCTTCTCATTCCTTCTCAACTTTTTGAAGCAGCATCTTATCCAGCATAAGCAAAGTTTCATTGAAAAGGCGATAGACACTGCTCAATCCCAAATGATACTGCTTTGCGACCGTCTTATACCTTTGCTTGTTAATAATAACCGCAACAGCAACGTTCCTTTTTTCTGTATCTCCTATACATTGGAGCAGCTTCATGATTTCATCAACCATCTGATTGTACGCGAGCGCACTCTGCTCATACAGCGCTTCGGCTTCCATGAGGCGAATGATGGCATCTTCATGGGCCGATACATGCCCATTGCCATTCCTGCGTTCACCACTCAAAGTTGCCGTCGTTTTTTCTGCAATACTTTTGCTAACCGTCACTCTTGCTTGGGCTGCCTCCATACGTTCTTCTGCTTCACGCAGTTTGTGAATCAAATCAACTGCTCTCATTTTTGTGCCTCCTGATTTAGCCGTGTCAAGATGTCATATCCGTTCAAGTCACAGAGTGCTGAAAATAAGTCGGAAAAAAAGAAGTCAGCTGCTTCGTCCTGCATATGATAATAGTACGCAAAGCGCTGCTGAAGATAATTCCGTTCTTCACCTGTAAGGCTCTTCCGCTTGGAATTCAGACGCTTGCTGATTTTCTTCATCATTCGGCTTCGGCTGCGATAGTCTTTTATCGCTTGGAGAATAACTGCGTTTGCCAATAGCTGATAAGGATTCTTTCCAGCCCTTAAAATTCTAAATTCATTCGTTCTTTTTGCCATAACGCTTACACCCGCTTCCTTTCTGTCTCAAACTGTGCTGCTGACTCCTATGCCATGCTTCATTGCGCAGGAACAAGGGCATCTAAGGAAATCTGCTCTAATTCCTCGTTCCATGCGTATTGCGGGAGAAGTCCCTTAACATCCGAAAAAGTACGGCTGGTTTTGTCAAAATACAGCATGACCATTTCGTCAACGACGCCTAAATCGCGGTTCTTCATCACCTCCACAACAGTGCTGACATTGCGTGGAATTTCCAATTGAGGGTAAACCGTCTTATAGCGTCCCATGAAGTCTACATTGACGCGATGAACCATGAACACATTGTCCGCGATATTTGTGATGTCTGCGGTGCCGCTGATGTCCCCTTTACGAAGGAAACTCTCTGTTTTTCGAGGATGGCAGATGAAGTGGATATGGACGTTCAGTTCCTTTGCCATTGCAGAAAAGAGCTTTACCGTTCTTGACTGCATGTCATACTTATCCGCTGCCGTCGCTATTGGGAAATCCAGCGCCATCAGGTTATCAATAATCACAACTTCGGTCTGTTCTGCTTTGACCCACTCATAAATTGTTTTTAGGACTTCTTCGCAGTTTGTCCCAAAGCTATTATCGTAAATAGCAAGCTTTCCTTTCAGCAGCATGTCCAGCTTTCTTTCAATACCGGGTTTTAAGCAGTAATGATTCGCAGCAATCGGATCTGGCATGACATTATTCGGGCCTGCTGCTTGAAGCAGTACCCATTCGCGCACTCGTGATGCTGTCATTTCACCAGAAAATACAGCTGCTTTGAAGCCGCCTGTGATTGCTGCCAATCCAAGCTGGCTGACCAAAGTAGATTTCCCGGATGCATTTGCTCCGCTCCAGATGCTCAATTCACCCTTATTAAAGCCTCCGATTTTTGCATCCAGTGTGGCAAATCGAGACTGAATGACAACAATTTTACTACGGTCGTAGCTGGGGATAGAGGCTATGTCCAGCATTCGAGGCTGTCTTTGGGCAGCTGCATCAGGTTCCGTGGCAGCCGCGTTTTCACTCTGGATATGCCGAAGTGTAAATGGGGTATTCGCGTAAGCCATCGGGTCGATTTTCTCACGAAATTCATGCCAATGATACCCTGAACAGCTATTATGAAAGCAGTGGAAGCCAAACCGCCCATTGCTATAAGCAAAAACGGCAGCGTCCCCATTGACATGAGAAGTATCAAACGGGCAATAAACAAGCTGATACTTAATACCGTTGCTGATGGCTACCTTCTTTGCGACCTGCACTGCATGATCCGAAAGAAAGCGTTCAAGATTAAAACTGCTATTGCCGCAGGCAGTCGGTATGCTGTCAACCTGCACTGCCTTATGACACGCAGAAGCAATGTTCCGCACAAGATCCATAGATGTAAGTTGAATTTGAGATGGAAAGCGCAGAATTGCACTTTTTCGGTGCGGACGTTCAGATGTATTGGCTCCTTTATGCGTCATTGTCCCGTATAGTTTGGTAATGCGAGCCGGATTAAAAACAGCCGTGTCAATTTTTACCATATCCGTGCTGAACCACTGGTCAAGCACATTTAGAAAATCCGACAGTGTTTGTTTTTCTTCTTTGCACGCATGAACCCGAAACAGCAGATGATACCCGTTTCCGCTGTCACCTACGACTGGCTCACTAAACCCCAGTGCCATCAGCTTTTTCATCGCAGTAGCTGCTACTTTGCGTGCTGCCTCCTTTTCCGGCTTTGATGCACTGACCCCGCTTGGTCGTACCGGATCGGCATCAATCAGAATCCAGCTGTATCCGGCAATATCGTTGTCAGACGTTGTTTCTTGCGGACGTTCTATCAGACGCTCGTGCTGAGCACGCGCATAGCAGGCACTTTTGACGGGGTTCAGCGACTGGTAAAACGTTCGATTCGGATATTTCGCAAGTTCTGACTGAATTGCAGGACTGCCCGCTTTGAAGTAGCCGCTGATAACCGGCTTCGGGTCAATACTTCGGATTTCGACAACATCACCGGGTTCGTGAAGCAATTGCAGCCATTTCACCATGAGGTCGTCCATTCCTCGCTGTCCTCACTTTCTTTGGGTGTTATGCAGTCTCGCCAAGTTTCTTTATGAAGCCATGTCACTAAGCTGGGAATATATCTGCCATTTTCCTTGTGCCAATTGAAGGAACGCTTTGCTTCTTCCAGCGAATCAAGAATCGCCTGTACCGTAGCACCCTGTGCCAGCGCTGAGCGGAAAATCTCGGCAGCTTCCGCTCGGCGTGTTCGTCGCTCAATTGGATACGCCAGCCAAAGTTTTTCAAACCCCTCCGGTTCGCTGGAATAAAGTTTGGTACCAGACACGGCTGTCTCTCTGTCTTTGTATTCTTCTATAACGGGAGCCGCCGCAGCCCCGATTTCCGGGCTGTGGCAGCCCCATTTCGGAGCCGTATCAGCCTCCGTGCCGGGGCTATGGCAGCCCTTCGCTGGATCCGATATAGCCTCGGCATTCGCAGCATTTTGCCGCCCTTGCACGTCATGAATACGTTGACTGCATTCTGCAAACGTATCAAACTGCATGACGGTAATGATCGTTCCTCTACTGCTGCTTCGGATCGCGACGACATCCAATTCTTGAAGCGCCTTTAAGTGGCGCTGATACTTGTGAATCGACCAGTGCAGCTGCTCCGAAGCAATCTGTCTTGAAATAAGAACCTCGTTGGCGTGCAGCACTATTCCTTGCCAGACTGTATCAACATGATTTAATCTATATAGCAGAAAGTGATACAGCTTAAACAGTGCATCATTCTCCCAGAGCGGTGTCTGCATCAAGTCCGGGGATGACTTTACAAATCTTGAATTGCCCTGAATCATCGTAACCCTCCAAATGCGTTGAGTCCCTCAAAAACTGCTTTTCCCTATGCAGCTTCATGTCCTGCGGCAGTTTCAGAAAAACTCTACCAGCTGCTCCCGAAGCCCATTCCGAATCTGATGCAGGCAGCGATCAATTCTTCGGCAATTGACACCCATCAGCTGTGCAATTTTCCTATTTGACAGACCGTTTTCTGATAGCTGAAACAGCAATGCACCATGATTTACAATTGAATCCGCATATTTGTATACTGCTGACCACATTTCGTGCATCAGTACCGTTTTTTCTACGTCATCAGGACTAACCAGCACATCAATCCTGCGCATCGTTTTATCAGCTTCATCATCATCCTGCGATTCGTTATTATCAAGCAGCGAATCAAGACTCACATAGATACCCTTTCTGCGCCAATAGCAGGAAAGGCAGTCGCCGCAGCATTGCAAATAGTCTTTTTGCGCACAGCGCCGCTCTTTGCGCATCTTCGCACGCAGGGTACTGTTCATCCGATGAAGCTCGATTTTCATTTCAGCGGTGACCGGAACACGTTTGTGATAAATTGAAATGAAAGCACTTTGCTGACCGCTTTCTGCCACGAAAAAATCCTCCCTTCAGCTTACTGCCTAATCGGAGGTTTCAATCACAATACCGCCAGCACAAAGCTAAACAGCCCACGAAGAAAGTCACTCCAATCGGCTGCATCGGCACTTCCAATGCTGACTGCATCGTATTCTGTTAAGAAACACCTTGTGTGGAAGCGATTTTGATCAGGAATCATCACGCGGCATTCCTGCGAACGTTTTATTTCAGCTCGCACGAATATCATAGCATAGCGTCTTAAAATCAAGAAATCCGAATCAGAAAACTGAAAGGCAGCAAAATCAAGGCATTCCGTTGTGGGCGGATTTTTTCAATACTGGGATTGCCGATTTGTCAAGCAGTACTGCAAAGCAACGTTTTCTGTTTCAGAAATTATTTATTTTCTGTTACAGCTAAGTGCTCGCATTCAGCCGTTTACAAAGCAAAAAGCTGCTCATTCCGAGCAGCAATACAGGTTATTGTTCAAAGAGTTCTCGATGTGTTTCCATGACCGTTTCTAAATCATCCATAAACATGCAGTCTATGATGCATTGGTAGCGGTAGTATCGAAGCATTACCGTTTTTGTAAAACCCATCGTTTCCAGCAGCATAGCAGACAGCAGCGGTGGCAGACTTAACCCAACAACAAGTTTGGTAATCTGCTCAACATCGTAAGGAAAGCTGTTGTCTTGGCACATACGCGAAATCGTAGATTCCGATAAGCAGCAGCGCTGGGCTGCTTCACGTTTTGTCCGGCAGCGGTCTTTCACCAGCTGTGACATAGCTTTTGCGGGTGTGCGTGGAAAGCTTTCAAGATATGCGACATTTTTCATCATGACTTCTTCTGGTGTCAGTCCGGCAATTTTAGCACTTTTCATAGCGTGAATCATACCATAGCGTTCATTGTACTCCTGATCCGAGTGAAGTTCACCAATCTTGTAGTTCTCATGGTTCGTTCGGTAGTGCTTCTTAAACTTCAGGCAGCACTCGTCCAAATGAGATAAAGCCCACGCCGTCAGGCAAACGCCTTTGGGTGTCTGGGATACGAAACTTGGCATGTTGACACATACATGACCATCCGCATAGATAAACTGATGGGTGCTAATCAAGCTGCGAAAGTCCGCGTCTTTTTCATACAGCTCTGTAAATTGAGAACGACCGATAACAAACGTTTCACCAGCACTAAGACGCTCTGGATTAAAGGCAAACGGTTCAATGTAGCTGCCATCGACATAATTGCAAGCACCTTTTGCAGCCGTTGCGCCAAGCATAATCAAACGAGCCTTTATCAGTGACCGACGTTTTTGCTTTTCTTGAGAAATTCTATATATCACATAGGAAATCTTTTTCCCCATGTTGTCATTGCTGTTTGCAATCTCGCGCCAATATTCCTGCACCATAGGCATAAGAACAGGTCTTGGGAAAATTCCCGCATAGCTCACATAAATTGCCTGCCTTTCTACCCACCGAATGTCCTTTTCTGCCGGTTTCGATGCTTTATCTGCTTCTTGATACTCCAACAATTTCAAATCGGCAGAATGCAGCTCTTGAAGTTCAAAAAACATGCTATGCCATTCATAGTGACCGCATTCATGATAAATAGCCCGTTCTATGTCAGAAGAAGGATACACGTTGTCGTTGAGAATGATGGTCTTTGCAGGAATAATGCATTCATGCCATGCCTCATCGTCTGTTGCAGAGCCAATGTTTCCTGATTCAGTTACGCGCACACTGCCTTCCTTCATAAAGAGCATTGCAGACGTATAGTGGTTGCGATATAAAGAGACATTTGTAATATTAAGCCCCATCGCATGAGCAAGTCTTGTCGCACCATCATGCTGATACTTCTGTGTGGCATCTTTTCCAAGATACTTTCCCAGCATTTCCAGAACAAGAACTTCCATTTCTTCATAAGAAAGCACCGGCACCAGAAACTTTGATAGCTTTGGCATCCTTCTTTCAGGGAGTCCTCCCATTGTCACATCGGTAACACTGCTAATCCTCCGAATCCCGTTTTCCAGCACAAAATCAGCAGTGCAGCAGATATAGCGAATCACATAATGCGGAATTTTCCCATCAGCGCAGACAGCAACTTTGATGCGGATTTTCATATCTGCACGCAAATTAATCCTATCTTTGCGCCAGAAAGCTGAGCGGACGATTTTTCCTGCGGAGCGGTCAAAAGCAAGTTTTACGCACCGCAGCGCTTCGTCGTCCTGCTGCTCCAACCCCAAATTAAGATGCTGCTTGTGTTCCATGTCAATCACAGCTTCAATCTCGTCCATCATTTCATCAAGATAGTGATGCTCAATATAGTCCTGCATCGATTGCAGGACAGAAGCCATCTGGTCGCTCACTCTTGTCGCCTCCTTGCAGATTATCAGCATGACACTGTTATTATATGATACTGGATAGCACATTGCAAGGCGTAATGTGAACATTGGTTGATTTTTAAGACATTCTGATTTTGCATATTGACAAGTATTCCGTAATCTATTATCATGTATATTATTACTGACATTGGAGTGTGATGATATGAAGCTGGCGCGAATTTTCTCTAACAAAGGCAGTCTGTCGCGTAATGCAAAAACGCAAACACAGGGAAAAAATATGGTTCGAGATAGGATTTCTTTTGCAAGCCGCTTGAAAGAGCTGCGCATGATTGCTCACATTTCTCAGATTGAGCTGGCAGAGCAGCTGCACGTTTCAAGGGCAGCTGTCGCCAATTGGGAAACTGGCAGGACTCGACCGGATATAGCGAACATTCCTGCATTATGCAGCTTGCTTGATATTTCGATTGAAGAGTTTTTCAGCGATTCATCAGACCCTGACAGCAATGCAGAACTTCGCTTATTAAGCAGCTATCGCAAACTTCCAAGCGCCCATCGTGCCATTGTTCTTAGCATGACAGAGCAGCTTCTGGCTGCTGAACGTTCCACACGCATAGACCCGCAAAATGTGCAGGAAATGCAGATTGAGCTGGTTCAGCTGCCTATGGCAGACGATGCCGTGGCAGCAGGGTTCAATCTCGATGATTTCAGTGCACACTGCAAGCAGGTTTACCTCCACTCGTCGCCAATTACGCGCAGAGCTGACCTGATTTTTCATGTGAACGGTGACAGCATGGAACCCGCGTTTCCAAATCAGAGCTATGTGCTTGTTAAGCGTGACGATGCACCTCGTTATGGTGAAGTTGGCATCTTCCAAGTAGATAATGCACTGTTTATCAAGGAATACCGAAAAGACGGACTGGCTTCCTTGAACCCGAAGTGGCCGCTGATGCAAAAAGACCACTATGGAAGCATCCAATTTGTGGGGCGAGTCGTCGGCTTGCTCGATGAACATGCGTTTGCAACACGCGAGGAAATTATAACCTTTACGCAAAAAAACTGATGTGTTCAGCGAATGGCTGCTGCAAGTTAAGCAGCAGTGCTTAAAGCGATTGTGTGAGGATGAAAGCGCTATGTCTGAGAATAACTACAGAATTACAGACCGTCCATTGTTTCTTCTGCGGTATATCGTGCAGCACACCAATGATGACCACAAAGTATCGTTAGCGGATTTGATTGCATATTGTGAGCAGCACGGGCACAGCGGCTCACGGCACGCAATCAGCAATGATATTGACATTCTCAATCGCTATGGATTCGATATTATCTGCACGAAGGAAGGCAATAAGAATTTTTACAGCTACGGCAGCCGCCTGCTGGAAACAGCCGAACTGCGGATGCTGATAGATGCGGTAGCCGCTGCGCCATTCCTCACAGCCCGTCGTACCGCCTGTCTCACGCAAAAGCTGGCATCAATTGCCGGACTATATGATGCTGAGCAGCTCTGCGCAACGGTTTCAGCAAGCAATCAGCCGAAAAGCGTCAATGGTCGTATTTTTCTATCGATTGATATTATTCATCAGGCAATAGCAGCATCAAAGAAAATCAGCTTTCAGTATGCTGCCTATAACGGGCAGCACAATCGCGAGCCACGGTTTTCTGAAGAAATTGTTTTTTCTCCGTATTCGACCATATGGCGGACAGATTGGTATTACGTCGTAGGCTGGTCTGACAGCGAATCAGCTATACGCGCTTATCGTCTTGATAAAATGCAGATTCCCTGTTTCGTAGATGCGGAAGCGGTCAAGCAGCCGCTTGATTTTCACCCTGCTGATTATGTGGAATCTTATCTTTCTCATGCATGTGTTTATCAGAAAACAGCCGTTACGCTGGAATGCGAAAATAGCATGATGAACCATGTAATTGATCAATTTGGTGAGCATTTCCCATACAGGCAGATAGACAACACGCATTTTCAGGCGACGATTCCTGTGAAACTCACAAGATCATTTTGGGGATGGATTTTTGAACACGTGGGGAGTATACGAATCGCCGCGCCAGAATCCGTCCAAACGCAGTATCGCAATATGCTGCGGCGTGCATTAGAGTCCATCAACTGAATGGCTTCTCGCAAAGCTGCTGTTCAACAAACAATTTTCCGAATTTTGCATACTCCATAGTAAAATTTTTTTGCTATGGAGTCCTTTTTTATGTCGCAAACGGGACACAAATTTACAGTTCAAGAGTGAAGGGAGTAACCTTCAAATTGCTGCATGAGGTGATTTGCAATGATGAAAGTACCAGAATTTCAAGCTGCAATGGAGCGCACCGGCGTTGAACGCAAATGCTACACGACGGATGAAGTCGCGACGATGCTTGGCATCAGCATGAAGAGTGTTTATCAGCTGCTCAAACGGAATGCTTTCCGAAGTATCCGCCTGCCCGGAGGAATCTACCGAATCCCGAAAACTGCTTTTGATGCATGGCTCAACGCACAGCCTGAACACTGAGCATGAAAGCAGGGTATCGACAGACTAAAAAAATGGCGGAAGATGTGCTATCGTTTTTGCTGGCAGGTGAAAAATCTGACTGCCGGAAAGGAGAATCACCATGAACAGAGTGCGGGAAGCATCAACCATGTCAGTGCCGACCATGCGTCAGATGCTGGGGCTGAAAAAAACAGCCAGCTACTGGCTGATTAAAAAGCAATGGTTCGATGTTCTCACGATTCACGGAGAAATGCGCGTAGTCATCAGCTCGTTTGAAACGTGGTATGCCAATCAAACCCATTACCGAAAGGTGAATGGGCCGCCGCCGGGAGAAGAGCTGCGAAAGAAGTCGTATTCCGTGAAGGATATTTCTAACCTGCTTGGCATCGGAATTGATACCGTCTACGACTTGATTCACCGGGAAAAAATTCCGTATTCCGTGTATCAATACGGTCAGTGGCGCGTCGATGCTGCAGTGTTTCAGTTCTGGTATAATTCGCAATGCACCTATCATCTTGTCACAGCTGAACACCCAAACGAGCTGCACAAAGCAAACCTCATGAAGCTCACGGAATTTGGGCGTTTATTGGGGCTTGAGCGTGATGAAACATACAAATTGGTTCGGCAGCTAAAATATGTGCTGGAAATTGTTAGTATCAACAGGCAGCTGTATGTTACCATGAGCAGCTATCAGCGCTGGCGTGAAACTGAGATGCGGACAGACGCGCAGATTGCTGCGTCTGTTGTAAAACGTTCGCGAAAGGAATTGCCGCAAATATTGCCGGCTGTCAGCAGCGTCGAGCAGGAGAGTACATCCATTCCAGCACAAAAATTCTTCACTGTGCCGGAAGCAGCGTCATTTCTGCATTTGTCGGAAAGAACCGTCTACCGGCTGTGCTCTGACGGGCGGATTCCGGCGAAACGGTTGGCTTCGCAGTGGCGCATTGCACGGACTGATCTCGAAAGACTGTCTAATCAGAATAACAGCAATCAGCAAGGAGGAGAAATGAATGGCGACAATCATCTGTAAACGCAACAGGTTTAACGTTGTCTATTCCTACTATGATGAGGCAGGAAAGCGCCATCAGAAGTGGGAAGCCTTTTCGACAATGCCGGAAGCGAAGCAGCGCAAATCGGAAATCGAATACAAACAGCAACTCGGCTCGTTCACCATTCCGACCTGCAATACGCTTAATGAGCTGCTGAAAGAGTATGTTTCGCTCTACGGCAAGACGAAGTGGGCGATTAACGGTTACAGCTCAAACACCGGGCTGATTCGGCACTACATTGCCCCCAAACTCGGCGAACTGCGGTTGAAGGAAATTACGCCGCGGGTGCTGGAAATGTTCTATCAGGGACTGCTGAAAACGCCCGCGGTGCCCTTGATGACGGACAAGAAGTATCGCCAAACTGGGAAGTTTGTGCAGCCGCCGACGATTCGCAAAATCCACAATCTTCTGCACAGCGCTTTCAATCAGGCAGAAAAATGGGAGCTCATCGAAAAGAACCCTGCCAAGTTTGCAACCCTCCCGAAATACGAAATGCAGGAGCGCGACATTTGGGATTCGCAGACGCTGTTCCACGCGATTGACTGCTGTGAAGATGAGCGACTGAAACTGTGCCTGAATCTGGCGTTTTCCTGCTCTTTGCGCATTGGCGAACTGCTCGGACTGACGTGGGATTGCGTAGACATTTCGGAAGAGAGCATTGCGGCGGGAACAGCCCACATTGTCGTCAACAAGCAACTCCAGCGCGTCAACAAGCGCAGCATGGAAGCTACCGACAGTAAGGACGTGCTGACCACATTCCCCGAAATCGGCTTGCAGAACAATACCGTACTGATTCTGAAAAAGCCGAAAACGCGGGCCAGCATCCGGAAAATTTTTCTTCCCAAGACGGTTGCTGAAAACCTGACGAAGTGGAAAATGGAGCAGGATTTGCTGATTGAGCAGCTGGGTGCAGAGTACCACGACTACAACCTCGTCATCGCGGGAAGCCGTGGTCAGCCGGTGGAATCGAACATCATCCGCAAGAGTATGCGGCAGCTGATTGAGGCAAACGAGCTCCCGCAAGTCTGCTTCCATAGTCTGCGGCACTCCAGCATCACCTACAAACTCAAGCTGAATGGCGGCGATATTAAGGCGGTGCAGGGGGATTCCGGTCATGCACAGGCGACAATGGTAACGGATCAGTATTCGCACATTCTGGACGAGAGCCGCAGAAACAATGCGCAGCTGTTTGAGCAGGCGTTTTATGGCGGAAAGGGCGTGAAAATCGTGCCGGAAGCGCAGGATAAAGCCGTGGAAGAGCAAGTGCAGCAGGCGGGGCTTAATTCAGAAGTGCTGCTCAAAATTTTCAGCAATCCGGATATGGTCGCTATGCTGAAAATGCTCGCCAAGACGCTGGGATAATCACGAACACCACAATATCCTCAAAAGCTCTGCGGAAATCTCCCGCAGAGTTTTTTGCTGCCATCAAAAGCGGCAGGCAGTTTGCATTCCAGCACACGGCTGCTTCTTTGTCTAACCGCACCCAACATAGCGAAACAGGGCATGTGAAGAGTTGATAATTCGATGCACAGGAAATCAAGGTATTACTAAAAAGTATTGTTATTTTATCTATTGAAAATCCACAAAATCATACAGATAATGCCAGAAAATACGGAGCGCAGAAAATTGCTGACACGCTGTGCACGCGAATGTTAGGCAAATCGCCCGTTTGCCAGAACAGCGGTGTTGGCAAAAAAGGCGAAATGTTGGAAAACTGCCATCAACGCCAGCAGCGGAGCAAAACATAGATTTCCAATAGAAGGCAAAAAATTCTTTCCAGCCGATGTCCTTCGCGCGTTTGCCAACACGCACGCGAGAACGTCAACCAGAAAGATTTATTTATTTGGTAATGAGCCCAGTGGGAGTCGAACCCACGACCGACTGCTTAGGAGTATGGCTTACCATGTGATACACGGTTCGGATGTAACTTCCAATATCATCCCTTACGCAGAATGACTTGTAGTAAACGAACTTTATGGTGCAAAACACCTATTCTGACGCAGTTTTATGTGTCCGTTGGGTGGTCCTATTAGCAAATTCTTAGCAAGAGGACACCCAGCCAAAGCCGATTGCTACTGCCATTCTTCACTCCCTTAGTCAAAATGACAAGGCAAATACATGGAGGTTACTATGGACAAGAAAGAGAAAAAGTCACTGCCGGAACCGCGCACATATACCGTGGAACAGATTGCAGCCATGCTCAACATTGGTCGCACAACCGCATATCAGCTCGTCAAGCAGGAGGAGTTCAGGATCGTCCGCATAGGCAATGCGATCCGCGTTTCCAAGAAATCTTTTGACGAGTGGCTGGAAAGTTTAGAATTGTGAATATCGCAAGAAACGCCGTAGGCTCAAAAAACCTATGGCGTTTTTTTATACCCATTTTTGAAGGAGGCTGGCAATGAAACTGACAGAAGCAGAAATGAGGATGGTGTTTCAGATTGAAAGTACCAATCAGAACGCTGCCCTGAATGAGATTTACATGACATGGCGCTATGCGCCGAACCCGGCAACGAAAGAAACGGCGGAAGGCCTTCTGGACAAGCTCCGCCCCCTGTCGGATCAGGAGTGCATGGATTTGATCCGCAAGGTGCAGGCCGAATACCGTCTGCCAGAGAAAGCCCGCACCATCGGGGAAATGCTGGCAGAGGCCAGACAGCAATCCGGGGCGCAGAAGTTATCCGGCCATGACATTATGGCTTTGGAGCGTTTCGACCCGGCGACCAGACACATGATCGTCTTTGATGTTCTTACCCATGACTCGCCTGTTGGCTGGAAGGGTGAGAAAATGCGCCTGTTCCTGACTGACGCCGGATACAGCAAGGCTTTGGAGAATCAGGAAAAGGGGCACATCAAAATCCGCAATCATGCGAAGGTGCTTTCCGGCGATCTCCACTATGACCATAAAGACCGTGAGAGGTAGCCGCCCCCAAAATGTATCAAAATCAGCGGAAAATCTTCTGTTTCTTCCTCTGTGGCTTGCGTTCTGGACAGGACGTGGATGTTTTCCCATGCGGGAGGCTACGGAGGCATACAGACGGATAAACCACTCAAAATCAACACTTTTTATTTTCACAGAAAGGAGGTGCGAAGATGGCTGTTTTTCGTATTGAAAAGACCCGTGATTATACGGTCATGTCGAACCATCACTTGAAAGATCGGACGCTGACCCTGAAATCCAAGGGGCTGCTGTCCATGATGTTGTCGCTCCCTGACGAGTGGAATTACACCACCAGAGGTCTTGCGGCGATCTGCCGGGAAGGTGTGGACAGCATCGGGGCGGCATTGAAGGAGCTGGAAAACCACGGGTATATCCGGCGCACCCAGCTTCGGGACGAAAAAGGCAAGATCACGGATACCGAGTATGTCATTTACGAAATGCCTCAGTGCGGGCCGCCGTCAAGCCCAGGTACGCCTTTACCGGGTACGGCAAAGCCATATACGGAAAACCCGGATATGGGTGTCCCGGATACGGCGGAACCGTGTACGGAAAACCCCGCACAATTAAATACTAATCAAACAAAGACTGATTTATCAAGTACGGAACTATCAAATCCTATCCCATCAAATCCCCCTACCCCCGCAGGGGCAAGGATGGGAACGGATCGGATGGGAGCCAGAGAATGTTATCGTGAAGTGATTTTGGACAACATCGAGTACAGCTATCTGGTGCAGGACAGCCACATCGACCGTGAGCAGCTTGACGAGATCGTTGACCTGATCGTGGATACCGTATGTTCTGCCCGAAAGACGATCCGTATTGCCGGGGACGATTATCCGGCGGAGGTGGTAAAGTCCCGGTTTATGAAGCTGGACAGTTCCCATGTTCAGTATGTCATGGACTGTATGAAGGACAACACCACCTATGTCCGCAATATCAAGAAATACCTTCTGGCGGCGCTGTATAACGCCCCGACCACCATCAACAGCTACTATTCTTCCCTGGTGCAGCACGATATGTACGGGGACGGGCAAAGGGGGCGAGGCTAAATGCAAGAGGAAGTAACGCGGGGCGCCGTAACGCTCATTGTTGACGGAGCCAAGCTAAGCGAGCAAGTCTTTGAAAAAGCCGTCAAAAAGTTCCTGGAGGAAATCCAGAAAAGCCAGAAGCCCAAAATCTACCGCGGCAGGCAGAGTCTTAAACAGCTTGCCAGCCAGAACGCCGGTCTTGCCAATATCGAGATCAGTGACAAGAATATCAAGGCTTTCTCCCGTGTGGCGAAGAAGTATCATGTGGATTTTGCCTTGAAGAAAGACACCGCCGCAGAGCAGCCCCGTTACCTGGTCTTTTTCAAAAGCCGGGACGCGGATGCCATCACAGCGGCATTTCAGGAGTTTGCCAGCCGCAAAATGAGCCGTGAGAAAAAGCCCTCCATCCGGGATCGACTGACCCAGGCGAAGGAACAGGCGGCAGAGAAAACGGAACACCGTACCATTGACCGGGAGAAAGTAAAGGTCAAAGATCGGAGCGTGCAGAGATGAATATGAAAAAACTGTTTTTGCTGAACCTTCCGTATCTTCTGTTCGTGTATCCCTTCGATAAGCTGGCACAGGCTTTCCGGCTTGCGCCCGGTGCTGACCTCTCTGGCAAGCTGCTCTCCATTGGGGACGGCTTCACGGCAGCACTTTCCTCCCCGTGGCTCAGTTTCCAGCCAACGGACCTTCTGATCGGTATAGCCGGTGCGGTGATCCTTCGCATGGCGGTCTACCTGAAAGGCAAGAACGCTAAGAAGTATCGCCACGGGATCGAGTATGGTTCTGCCCGCTGGGGTACGGCGGCAGATATTGCTCCCTACATTGACAAGGACTTTTTCCAAAACATCCCCATGACGCAGACAGAACGGATTACGATGGCGAGCCGTCCAAAGCAGCCGAAGTATGCCAGAAATAAAAACATTCTGGTGATCGGCGGTTCCGGCAGCGGCAAGACGCGGTTCTTCTGCAAGCCGTCGCTGCTGCAAGCTCATTCATCCTATGTCTGCACCGATCCGAAAGGAACCTTGTTGCCGGAGATCGGCACTTTCCTGGAGCGAAAGAAATACCGTATCAAGTGCCTCAACCTGATAAACTTCCGAAAATCCATGAGATACAACCCACTGGCCTACATTCGGTCAGAGAAGGATATCTTAAAACTGGTGAACGCCCTGATTATGAACACGAAGGGCGAAGGCGAAAAATCTTCGGAAGATTTCTGGGTCAAAGCGGAACGCCTCTATTATTCCGCGCTGATTGGCTACATCTGGTACGAGGCCACGGAGGAAGAAAAGAACTTCATCACACTTTTGGACCTTATCAATGCCAGTGAGGCCAGAGAGGACGACGAAACCTATCAAAGCCCGGTGGACCTGCTTTTTTCTCAGTTGGAGGAACGGGAGCCGGACCACTTTGCCGTCAAGCAGTACCGCAAATTCAAGATGGCGGCGGGCAAAACCTTAAAATCCATCCTCATTTCCTGCGGTGCCCGGCTTGCTCCCTTCGATATCAAGGAGCTGCGGGATCTGATGGAATATGACGAACTGGAACTGGATACCCTGGGCGACCAAAAGACGGCGCTGTTTGTGATCCTGTCAGATACGGACAGCACTTTCAATTTCGTGGCCGCCCTCATGTATAGTCAGCTTTTCAATCTGCTCTGCGACAAGGCGGATGACTTCTACGGTGGGCGGCTGCCCGTCCATGTCCGTCTGATCCTGGACGAGTTTGCCAACATCGGCCAGATACCGAACTTCGATAAGCTGATTGCCACCATCCGAAGCCGTGAAATATCGGCTTCTATTATTTTGCAGTCGCAGAGCCAGTTAAAGACCATTTACAAGGACGCGGCAGATACCATCGTCGGTAACTGTGACAGCACCTTGTTTTTGGGAGGCAAAGAGAAATCCACGCTCAAGGAAATTTCGGAGCTGCTGGGGAAAGAGACCATTGATCTCGTGCGCCCAGATAGGGCGTTGAGCAAAGTAGTGTAAGGCACTACCCCGTAAGATAACACGGGAAACAACCTGCCTGACCGAAAGGCGAAAGCTGAAACGGGAACACAGCACGGCAGGAAAGCAGTAAGTCACCTAAAGATAACTTGGTGCGACTGAACTGCAATGTTAAGTGGATATGAGGCTTAAGTTGGGTTTACTGAACGCAAGTTTCTAATTTCTGTTATCGGTCAGACGGAGGAAAGTATCTGTAACCTCTGGCACACTGGCGATTGGCTATAGGTGTCAATCAATCGGTTATCAAAAACGGTGTGCAATCTGTAGGAGAACCTATGGCAAGGAAACGAAAGCGGAGACCGACAATCCACATTTGCCTATGCTCAACGCTAACTGGGGATGCCCTAAACAGGAACGCCAACCGAAGGAGGTGAAAATTCGGCTATGGCTGTAGAGCCTGAAAATCCTGCATGGGCACGGAACGCCCGTAGTAGTCCGAGAGGGGTAATGACCCTCACATGGCGAAGGGGCGTAGTTATTGTGTACTAAAAGAAAAGTTGATTAGGGAGGAAAACCTCAAAATGCAACCAACAACCGAAATTTTAGCAAGAATCAGTAGAAACTCACTCGCAAATAAAGATGAAATTTTCACCAGACTGTATCGCTATATGCTGAGGTCAGACCTGTATTTTCTGGCATATAAAAATCTGTATGCCAACAACGGTGCCGCAACTAAGGGTGCAAACGATGACACGGCAGATGGATTCAGCGAAGCCAAAATCGCAAATATCATCCAAAGGCTTGCTGATGAAACCTATCAGCCCACACCCGTCAGAAGAACCTATATCAAGAAGAAGAACAATCCCAAGAAAAAGCGGCCTCTGGGAATCCCGACATTCACAGATAAGCTGGTACAGGAAGTTCTGCGGATGGTTCTCGAAGCGGTGTATGAGCCTGTTTTCTTGCCAGTTTCCCATGGATTCAGACCCAAAAGGAGCTGCCATACTGCACTGAAATCCTTAAAAATGGAATTTAATGGTATGCGTTGGTTCGTGGAGGGTGACATCAAAGGGTGCTTTGACAATATCGACCACAGCGTTCTTGTAGGCTTGATTCATAGCAAAATCAAGGATGCCCGGTTGATAAAGCTGATTTACAAATTTCTAAAGGCTGGATATTTGGAGGATTGGAAATATCACAAAACCTACAGTGGTACTCCACAGGGCGGTATCATTTCTCCGCTCCTTGCCAACATCTATCTGCATGAGTTGGACAAATTTGTAATGAAGCTGAAAAGCGAATTTGATACCCATGGGCAAGAACCTGTCAGGACAGAATATCGCCTCCTAAGCAATGACCTCCAGAAACTTTCCTATCACATCGGCAGACGCACCGGGGCAGAAAGAGAACAATTGCTTTCCGAATACAACGAAAAGCGGAAGCTCATGCTGAAAATGCCCTGTACAGCTCAGACAAAAAAGTGCATCAAGTATATCCGCTATGCGGATGACTTTATTCTCGGTGTGAAAGGAAGTCAAGAGGACTGCCAGTGGATAAAGAGTAAACTTTCTGAGTTTATCCGTGAAACCTTAAAGATGGAACTCAGCGAAGAAAAAACACTCATAACTCACAGCAGCGAAAGGGCAAGATTTTTGGGGTACGATGTTCGTGTTCGCAGAAGCAGCATTATCAAGCATGGTGGGCCGGGCAAAAAGACAAAACGCACCCTCAACAATTCCTGTGAACTGTCTATCCCATTCGATGATAAGATTCACAGCTTCATTTTCGCCAAGGAAATTGCGATACAGAAACCGGACGGGAAACTCATGCCTGTCCGCCGTAAATCTCTTTTGCGACTCACAGATTTGGAAATCGTTTCTGCCTACAATGCGGAATTACGGGGAATCTGCAACTACTATGGAATTGCCAGCAATTTTTATAAACTGTGCTACTTTTCCTATCTCATGGAATACAGTTGCCTCAAAACCCTCGCAAGTAAGCATAAATGCACCATATCCAAGGTGGTTGAGAAGTTCAAAGACCGCAACGGAGAATGGGGAATCCCCTACGAAACCACAACGGGGCAAAAACGATGCTATTTTGCAAAATACTCCGATTGCAAGGATAAGGCCAATCCGACGGACATCGTATGCAATGCTGCGGTGGAGTACGGATATTCCCGAACAGCCTTGGAGCAGAGATTGAAAGCAAAGGTCTGTGAGCTATGCGGTACGACCGAGAGCGATTGTTACGAAGTTCACCATGTCAACAAGCTCAAAAACCTTAAGGGCAAGCAGGCATGGGAGGTTGCAATGATTGCAAAACGGCGTAAAACGCTGGTTGTGTGCAAAAAATGCCATGTTGCAATCCACAACCAGTGAGTAACTACTGACCGAACGATAACAGAGCCGGATACATTGAGAGATGTAAGTCCGGTTCCCGGAGAGGGTGGTGCAAACCTACCATAGTAATATGGCAAGGCGGTGCCTCCCTACTCCACTATAACCAGTCCGAAAACCGGGGCAGCCAGGTTTCCCACGGCCTCAGTTATCAGAAATTAGGAAAGGAGTTGATGACCCAAGACGAATTGGCAGTGATGGACGGCGGCAAGTGTATCTTCATGTTGCGGGGCGTGCGCCCGTTCCTTTCGGACAAGTACGACCTCACCCGACACCCGAATTACAGATACACGGCCGACGCCGACCCTAAAAATGTCTTTGACATGGAACGGTACATGAAGAAGCAGCGTGCCGTGGTAAAACCCACGGACACCTTCGATGTGTACGAGATTGACGCAACAACTTAACCCAAAATCAAAAACATTTTTTAGGAGGATTATTTTATGGAATTTTTCAACAGCGCAGTTGGTGTTTTGCAGACTCTCGTAGTGGCCCTGGGCGCAGGTCTTGGTATCTGGGGCGTTATCAACCTTCTGGAAGGTTACGGTCAGGACAACCCTGCTTCCAAAAGCCAGGGTATGAAACAGTTGATGGCCGGCGGCGGTGTCGCCCTCATCGGCATCACCCTTGTACCTCTGCTCTCCGGCCTGTTCGGTTGATCGTCTGGCGGTGATCGCTTATGGGCGGCATACTCGACAAACTCGATGAATGGCTCCGAGGGCTGCTCATCGAGGGGATCACGGGAAACCTGTCGGGCATGTTCGATACGGTCAATACCAAAGTAGGCGAGATCGCCGGTGAAGTGGGACAGACGCCGCTGGCATGGAACAGCGGCGTCTTTTCTATGATCCGAAACCTCTCTGAAACGGTGATCGTTCCAATCGCCGGGGTTATCCTGACATTCGTAATGTGTTATGAGCTGATCCAGCTTGTGACAGAGAAAAACAATCTGCATGATGTAGATACCTGGATGTTCTTCAAGTGGATTTTCAAAACATTCTGTGCCGTTCTCATTGTGACGAACACATGGAATATCGTCATGGGTATCTTCGATGTGGGGCAAAGCGTTGTGAACAGCAGCGCAGGCGTCATCATCGGAAATACCTCCATTGATATCAGCAGCGTCATCACGGATATGGAGGCGCAGCTTGAAGCCCTGGGCACGGGAGAACTGTTTGGGCTGTGGTTCCAGTCCCTTTTCGTAGGGCTTACCATGAATGCCCTTTCCATCTGTATCATGCTTGTCATCTACGGCCGCATGATCGAGGTGTATTTGACGACTTCCGTTGGACCGATCCCACTTGCCACTATGACAAACCGGGATTGGAGCCATACAGGACAGAACTACTTGAAATCCCTATTTGCATTGGCGTTCCAGGCATTTCTAATCATGGTGTGCGTGGGAATCTACTCTGTTTTGGTACAGAGTATCGCCACAGACGGAAACATCTCAGGCGCGATATGGGCCTGCATGGGCTACACGGTCCTGCTGTGCTTCGCCCTGTTCAAGACCGGCAGCCTCTCTAAGAGCCTGTTCGGAGCGCATTAAGGAGGCTTGATAAATTGGCGTATGTAACCATTCCAAAGGATTTGACGAAAGTAAAATCCAAAGTGCTGTTTGGGCTTACCAAACGGCAGCTTATATGTTTCGGAGCGGCGGCACTCATCGGAGTACCGCTTTTCTTTTTGCTCAGACGCACGGCCAGCAACAGCGCCGCCGCGTTCTGCATGATTATCGTCATGCTCCCGTTCTTTCTACTCGCCATGTATGAGCGGCATGGTCAACCCCTGGAGGTGGTGGCCGGACAGGTCATCCGCTGTATGTTCCTGCGGACGAAGGAACGGCCTTACCAGACAAACAATTTCTACGCAGCCTTGGAGCGGCAGGCCCAGGCGGAAAAGGAGGTGAAAGCCATTGTTCAGAAAGCGAAAGCCAGAGCCGCAGGCACGGCAGGCGGCAAAACCCACGGTAAAGCTGACCGCCGCAGAAAAGCGTGAGATCAGCCGTATCCTGGAAACCGCCAGAGGCGACGGCAGGGTACATTCCGCACAGGATACCTTACCGTTCCGCCAGATGTATCCGGACGGCCTGTGCAAACTGGACGATCACACCTGGTCGAAGTGTATCGAGTTCGAGGATGTGAATTATCAGCTTGCAAAGCCTGACGACCAGACGGCGATCTTTGAAGCCCTCTGCGATATGTATAACGCCCATGACGCTTCTATCGGAATGCAGCTATCTCTTGTGAGCCGACGCATGAACCGGGAGGATTTTGTGAAGCGTATCGAGATCGCGGCGCAGGGAGATCACTTCGACCATATCCGTGAGCTTTACACGCAAATGCTCCGCAAGCAGCTTGAACGGGGCAACAACGGTCTTATCAAAACAAAGTACCTGACCCTCACCATCGAGGCGCGGGACAGCAAAACCGCACGGGCACGATTTTCCCGGATTATCATGGACGCCCTCAACCATTTCAAGGTCATGGGCGCTCTGGCAAAGGAGCTTGGCGGCAAGGAGTGGCTGGAAATGCTCCACGGTATCCTGCACCCAGACGGGGAACGCTTTGCCTTTGAATGGAGCTGGCTTGCCCCTTCCGGCCTGTCGGTCCAGGATTTTATCGCACCTTCTTCTTTCCGCTTCGGTGAAGCAAGGAAGTTCACGATGGCGGATAAATTCTGTGCCGTGTCCTTTCTGCAGATCAGCGCACCGGAAATGGATGACCGTATGCTCACCGAACTGCTGGATACGGACAGCGGGCTGCTTGTCAGCCTCCATATCCGCAGCATGGATCAGAACGAGGCAATCAAAACGGTCAAGCGAAAAATCACCGACATTGACAGTATGAAGATCGACGCACAGAAAAAGGCAGTGCGGGAAGGTTTCGATATGGATATCATCCCCACCGATCTTGCCACCTACGCAGGCGAGGCAAAGAATATCCTCCGTGACCTGCAAAGCAGAAATGAGCGAATGTTCCTGATGACCTTCCTGGTGGTAAATTTTGCGGACAGCAAGCAAAAGCTGGAGAATGACCTTCTCCGTGCGGCAAGCGTGGCACAGAAATATAACTGCTCCCTGGTGCGGCTGGACTTTCAGCAGGAGGACGGCTTCGTGTCGGCTCTGCCCCTGGGTGTCAACCGCATTAAGATACAGCGCGGACTTACCACTTCGGCGGTGGCGGTGTTCGTTCCCTTCACCACACAGGAGATTTTCCACGGCGGCGAAGCTCTCTACTACGGGCTCAATGCCACTTCCGGCAACATGATCCTTGCTGACCGCAAAAAGCTCAAAACGCCCAACGGCATGATCTTAGGTACGCCCGGCAGCGGCAAGAGTTTTTCCGCAAAGCGTTCCATTGTGGGCGTGTTCCTGAACACAAAGGACGATATCCTGATCTGCGACCCAGAGGCGGAATATTTTCCGCTGGTGAACCGTCTGGAAGGCCAGGTCATCAAAATCTCGCCTACCAGCACGCAGTATGTGAACCCTATGGATATCAACCTCAATTACAGCGAGGATGATAACCCGCTGGCGCTGAAATCAGACTTTATCCTGTCTTTCTGCGAACTGGCGGCAGGCGGCCGGAACGGTCTGGAGCCGGTGGAAAAAACGGTCATTGACCGTGCCGTGCGGATCGTGTACCGCCCCTATATCGCAGACCCTCGCCCGGAGAATATGCCGCTGCTGGAAGATTTGTATAACGAGATCAAACGGCAGCCGGAGCCGGAGGCGCAGCGGATCGCGGCGGCACTGGAACTATATGTGCATGGCAGCCTGAATGTTTTTAACCACCGTACCAATGTGGATATCAATAACCGTATTGTCTGCTTCGATATCAAGGAGCTGGGAAAGCAGCTCAAAAGCCTGGGTATGCTGGTGATCCAGGATCAGGTGTGGAACCGTGTTTCCCAAAACCGGGATCAGGGTAAATCCACCTGGTACTTCGTGGACGAGTTCCACCTTCTGCTGCGCGGCGAGGTCGGTACCTGGAGCGTGGAGATTTGGAAACGCTTTCGCAAATGGGGCGGTATCCCCACGGGGATCACGCAGAACATCAAGGACCTACTTTCCTCCTCGGAAATTGAGAACATCTTTGAAAACAGCGATTTTGTGTACCTTCTGAACCAGGCCAGCGGAGACAGAAAAATCCTCTGCGAGCGCCTGAACATCTCCAACCAGCAAGCGGCGCATATCAGCAACGCAGGCCCCGGCGAGGGGCTGATCTTCTTCGGCAATGTGATCCTGCCTTTTGTGGATGACTTCCCGAAGGACAATGAACTTTACAGCATTATGACAACAAAACTTGGTGAAACCGGGAAAGGAGAAAACGAACATGAATGATCCCCGCTATTTGCATACGGAAGAAAAACAGGAGGGCGAAACCTTCTTTGATGTGATGAACCGGCTGATTGCCAGAAGTAAGGCGGTCACAGCGGATATGGAGGCGGTTCTTGCGGAGTTGGAAAGTGAGATCGAACCGTTCCGTGTACCGAAGGGCCATGAATGAACTGACCCATGTGAGCCTGTTTTCCGGCATTGGCGGTCTGGACCTGGCGGCGGAGGCTGCCGGGTTTGAAACCATCTGCCAGTGCGAGTGGGCGGATTTTCCGCACTCCGTCCTCTCCGCACGATGGCCGGATGTTCCCAGGTTCCGGGATATCACTACTTTCACGAAGGAGGCGTTTTTTGAAAAAACAGGACTTGAAACAGTTACCGTTATCTCAGGCGGTTTTCCCTGTCAGCCCTTCTCCACCGCCGGAAAACGGAAGGGCTTTGCGGATGAACGCTACCTGTGGCCGGAAATGTGCCGCGTTATTACCGAGCTGCGGCCCCGTTGGGTGCTTGGGGAAAATGTTGCTGGCTTCATCAATATGGGGCTCGACAAAACGATCTTTGACCT